CAAGGTTGACATATTGGCCAACCGTGGGCTCAGCCAGCTGATAGAGATCGAACCCAACATAGCACTAGAAGAATATCCAGAACAAGACATCCTAACATCAAACCTCCTGAGTCGGGGCGATGTGTTGGGTGTGACGCAGGGCGAGAGCCCTGCAATGCGGCGCTTGTTTCGAGCGATAAGGCCGCAATCAAAATCCGACTGCGTGTTCGCTACCGCGCTGATAAGGCCAGTAGCGACCACCGGTCGCCAGAAGGCCAGCTTCTTCCATGATTGGACCGAAGAGCGATTAGCAGACAGCATAGTCTATGAGGATGATGCGATACTGAAGATATCCAAGCTCATAGGCTGCGACCATTATGAAGCTGACATGTATAGGCGAGCGTTCGCCAAGAAGAACGAAGAAAAGGTCTTCGAGTTCATGCAGAGGATGGGTGACCAGGAAGACAAGACAGCCATACATCAAGAATTGATGCAGCTGGGCAACTTTGGACTCTGCCGTGCGCATGCCGTCAATCTCGGCAGGTTGATATGGGCGCTGGCTTATCAGAAGGCGCACAATCCACAAGCGTTCTGGCGAGCTTGCCTCAAGCACTGCCAAGGCAGCTATAGGTCGTGGGTCTACAAGCGGGAAGCATTCTTGGCTGGTTGGGAGATCGATCAGATGGGTTATCGTGTCAGCGGTGAATCAGATCCTTGGCGACAGTTCCGCAAGGTCGGTTATTGGACCACGCCCGAGTTTCTGCCTGGCATGAACGTGCAGAACACTTGGCTTGATCGCTGGGAGTTCACAGGATTGGTGGCCAATGGCAGGGTGTTCAAAGGCGACAATGGCAAGTATGTGACATTCCTCACGCTGGGTGTGGGCAATGGTCGCTATATCGATGTCACGGTTAGGCGGCCTCTAGCTTATTCAGACAGCGTGATAGTCAGCGGCACTGGTAGGCTCAGGCACAGCAATGGCAGCGATTATCTTGATTGCGCAGAGGCAGAGGCGGGATAATTTTCCATAATCAAATCATACCACTCCTTATCGATATCACATAAGCTGACACCACGTATGGTGTCTAGCTTTGTGATATACTTGATAAATGTGTCACTAATAGGACCTGATGGTATGCCTTTTATTATATCGATGAGTTCAGGATATTCTATATACTTCTCAAGTATGATATTTTTAATAGCTTGCGGCAAGCTGGTTATTTCGCATTCTGCAACAGCTTTTTGGAATATGATCTCTACTTTATCTCCTAATCTGTTGGTATCAAAACTATCTAGTTTCCATTTGATGAGATCGTTAAGTCTATAGATATTAAGCATACTATAAGTGACATTGATATAGAATAAATGATTGTTAGGCATATTGTCCTTAAACCACCGTATATTTTTCAGTAAGGTTTCCCATTTTCCATTTGTTCTTTGGTATTCAAATCTTTCGCATATATCATCTATGCTGAAATACAATTCTATAAGCTGACATTCTCGCCATAAATCGAGAACATCAGAGGAAACAGTAAACATTCCATTAGTGTTATAAAAGACCTTAACATCAGATAATCCTTTGGCTTCTTTTACTTTTTGTAACAATTTTTTGTGATAAGGCATCATCAAAGGTTCACCATTTCCATGAAAATGTATCAACCTAAGGTTTTTTAGTGTTGGATTATCTGTTAGTTCAACTTGTTTTTTCTTATCGTGAGGTGGATTATAATAGCCATTTAGTTTCTCATGATCAGAGATCCAAGAAGAACTATTATCTACGTTGCATATAACACACTTAAGATTGCATAGATTGCCAACAGTATAATCTATTCCAGTTGGACTAGAATCATCCAATGAAGTGTCTTTGAGATAATCCTCATATTGATGAAAAGATCCCAATCTCCTGCTGTTAAGATTTTGTTGCTCTAAACGATAGCATGCTTTACAACCATCTAATGGACTACCGTCTTGGACACAGTTGATGAGATTAGCTCTTTCTTTGCTATTCCAAACTGTATCAATATCAATATTGTCAGATTCTCCTATAAAATCACCTGACCAAAAACTACAAGGAGAATATCTTATTTTGCCATTGAAACTGTAAACAGCTAAGTTCTTATACAATTCGTAACAGAAAAACTTTGATTTCATGTGTTTGATTTAAGATTGTTTAGCATCTGTTTCAGCTTGGTGCTCTGCACATCTGCAGTGATCTTGCCAGTCTCACCTTGCGGCACTGCATCAGTGTTAGGAGCAACTGACGTCTTGTTTTTGATGCTGTCAAAGATGCTGCTGCTCTGTTTTTTGAACTGTTGGAACTCTTGGTCCTCAGCCAAGTCACGTATGCGCAGGCTATCTTGATCAAACTCGAGATCGATCTTTTGTCCGACACCGCTGCTCGAACGAGTCTTCATCAGTTGTAGCTGATAGCGTCCATGTTCCTTCATGCTGCGACTGGTAAAGATACCAAACACGTTGTCTGCTGTGTTGATCTTACTGATACCACCCGAGATGTGGCTGTGGTCGAATTCGATCTCTTCGACCGCGCTGCGATTCAGCTGTGAGGCAGTCACTAATACCAAATCCATCTCCTTGGCCAAGTTGCGCAGTTCTTCGCTCACATACTTGTCCTTGACGAACAGGTCGCTAGGACTGACCTTGGCGCTGACTGGCATGAGGAGATCGAGATAGTCAACGCAGACATAGCTGGCTTTGCGCCCTGTCTGTATCTGTAGTTCTTTGAGATAGGATCTGAGATCATTGACGTTGCTCTGCGCTGGCATGTATTTGATGCGCAGGCTACCTGCCTTCTTGCCTACCATCTTGACCTTCATCTCGACGGTATCAAGGTCCTTGAAGATCTCCTTGCTGGGCACGTTGGTCAGCATGCTGTCGATGCGCATGGCGCAGAGTTCTTCGCTCAACTCAAGTGTCACATACACGCCATCCAATCCCACAGTCATCCAGTTCACCGCTAGGTTCTGCATGAACAGACTTTTACCCGCGCCTGATCCACCTGCGAAGATCTCAAGCTCGCCCCTGTTAAAACCACCGAACAGTTTCCTGTCGAGGTTGGGCCAACCTGTGGTCATCTGACCATTGTTGTCCTTGAGCTTCATCAACCTGCCGCGCGGATCATCGAAGTAGTCGAGGCCTAGATCCCTGGTCAGAGATATCTGCACCGCATCCTTGACCAGCTTCTCGATAGGATCATACTCGCCCTTTTCGATCAAATCAGCGCTCTTGAGGATCACACGTTTCAGTGTCTCATGGCGTGTGAATGATTCGAACTCGTCCATGAACCAAGATATCATGCTGTCTTCTAGCTTTTCAATCTTTTGTAGTTCTACAGCAGCTTCGGCTTTGACCTGATCAGTGTTAGGAAGATCATTGTATTTCTTGCTGTAGTCTTGTATGAAAGTCGCTGCCGATCTCAAGCTGCGATCGAAGTTGATGGGATCAAAGATGTTCTGGACTCGCACGAAACTCTGCGCATCCGCGAGCATGATCTCGAGGAACAGCTTCTGCAAATCAACAGAATAATCCTTAGACGCCATACTCCCTCCTTATCAGTTGTATCTTTAGCTTACTATCTTGTTTAGTCGAAAGTATAGTTCTTAATGTGTATAGCTTACCATATCTACGCATGCTGTCAGCGCAGTCTTTGATGTCTGGCTCCCATTCTGGGAAAGCCACGCTCCATCCATATTCCAGAGCTGCATCTACTAGCTTCTTGCCGCTCTTGTCTCGATCTGGCACGACTATGATCTCACGACCTAGTCCATCTATTATCTCAGCCTTACGCTCGCTGACTTCATTGGTCAATACTGCTACACCACCTACCGCTATGGCATCCAGCGTGCCTTCGACCACCAACGCGAACTTGCTGTCGCGTCGTTGTGCATCCATATTGAACACATAATCGCTGTCCACTGAATTGATGTATTTCATCTTGCTGTCAGTGTCGATGCTGCGAGCAGTATAGCCTACAGCTTTGCCTCGCCAAGTAAAGGGTATGATGATCCTGCGACGATATCCATCCTCATGGCTCCAATACCAAGGATAGTCATCTAGTCCGAAGCCGCGGGATTGTATGTAAGACTTGCAGT